GGTCGTACTCGCCGCCGTCGGATGTAAAACGAATACCTTTTCATAGATCTCTCGGGATAAACTAATGGATGTCTTTGAACTTCCGCTCGATGCCTGTACGCACCTCACCCACCGAATCAAGGCCATCTGTCGGCGTCGTGGATATCACTACAAGAACTATAAAGCACAGGTATACCGACTTCTGGATTCCCACATGGGTAAAGTTTGGGCTAGGCGACGGGCAGTCTTCAAAGTCCTCCGAGACTACGGCGTTGCTGACCAGCGCACGGACGCCTGGCATGCCAAACGATCTGAAATGATTACAGCCTCAGAAGTGACGAAAGCGTTCAAGACAGCGACGCCATCAGGAAAGAAAGAACTCTTGATGCGGAAACTGGATGGACCCAAACCCTCGGGAGGAGGGATGATGACGGCGTGTCTCTGGGGCACCCAGTTCGAACCTCTGGCCAAGGAAATCTATGGCGACATCCAAGGTGGGGCGGAGATCGTGGACACCACATGTGTGAGTCATCCAGTATACAAGTTCCTGGGTGCGTCTCCCGATGGGATTGTACTGACGAAGGACAAGATGGATTATCGGTGGGGCAAGCTCGTGGAATTTAAGTGCCCGATCTCCCGCAAGTTCACGCAGGACTCACCTATCCCCGATGATTACTATCACCAGATGCAGATGCAGATGGAGTGCACGAATATTGATGAGTGCGATTATGTGGAGATGCAGTTCAAGACGTGCGGGAAAACCGAGTGGACGAACTCAGAGTCGCCGTATAAGGGAGTGTTTGTAGCGTATGATACGGGGGTGATTGAGTATAAACCAAAGACCACAGATTTCGCGGCATGGCGAAAGACTCTGGTGGGTGATGAACTGCGGATCGTTTACTGGACCTTGAACAACATTCGAATCGAAAATGTTCTGCGAGATCCGAAGTGGATGTCTGATCATATTGAGGAACTCAATTCCTTCTGGGCGATGGTGCAGGATTGCAGGAAGGATCCCTCTAAAATAGAGAGTTATATCCCCACCACTGCCCCACCCGATGCCCCGTCTCCTGACCCCGCGGCGGCTGGTGCGAATCAGGCGCCCGCAGGTGGGTCGTCTGCTGGGCATACGACGACAATTCGCCTGTTTCTTGGCGAATCTGAGCCGTCCGATCTAGAAATTCAGGGACCCCGAACATCTCGCGGGACCCAGACAGAAGAACGCCCGCCACAATAAGTCCCGCAATCGCTAGGGCAAGAAGAGTGGTGTTTTTCATTGCGACCGTATTATGTAAAATGGATAAAACAATTACAGGGTGGAAGAATAACATACAGAGAATAAGAAGATGCCGACCACTGATGAAATTCTACGTTTGATGCTGTCCCAGCGTGGAATCAAGACGGAGACGCAGGAAGTTCTGGAGTCGGAGTTCCCCGCCATTGTGACCAAGATTGATTCGGTGATCATCTTCACTAGTAACCGTACTCGCATCCACGAGAAGGATGTGGCTACGGTCGTGGATCTAACCAAGCAGTATGGCGGAACCCTCGGGATTCTCGTGGTTCCCATCCCTGCCTCCGAAAAAGTTTTGCAGACGGTCTCAGCATACTCCGATGTTCTCCAGATCTTCCATGTAGGTCAGTTGACCTGTGATATTACCAAGCACCGTATGGTTCCCGCTCACCGTATCCTGAAGGAGGACGAGGTCAAGATCTTTCTTGAGAAGTTCGGGATCAATATGGACACGATCGCCAAATCTATGATTGCGGACCATATTGTACTGGAGGCGGACAAGCCAATGCTTCCGCAGATCGCGATGAAGCACAAGGAGTATATGCCCATGCCGTTCATTGGGACGCAGGATCCTGTGGCTCGTTGGATCGGGGCCAAGCCTGGTGATGTTGTAGAGATCATCAGGAAATCCGAGGCGGCGGGTGCGACTCCCTATTACCGATTTTGTGTAGCGAGTGTATAATAATAAGACGAAGAATGTCGGGCTTTGAGAATCTTTTGAACGAATACAAATCCAACTACGTTCAATTTTTGTCTACGGGGAACGCTGCCTACAAGACTGCGTATATGAATGCGCAGGAGGCGATTGATAAGGCGATCCTGGCGCGACAAAAAGAGGTGGAGGGCCAGAAGCGTGATATGAATCAGTTTACGGAATCATATCAGGAAGGAAATACGGAACTCTCGGATATTTATGATTCGGCCAGTGGCCTGTTTATGAATGCTCAGCAGATCGAGGATACGTATCGCGGGGCTAAGCAGCGGTATGATCAACTTATATCGCCAGCCTCTGGGGAACCTACGCTGAATGTCTCGAACGGGTATGCCTTCATCTTGCGTTTTGGGCTTGTGCTGATTCTCCTACCCGTGCTCTTTTTGATTGGATACTGGTCTCCTCAAATCAAGGCGGCTGCAACGACAGCAGCGACAGCCGTCGGGAATGTGGCATCTACGTTAACGTCGGCAGTGACGGCACCATCGGCGATGTCGTCGCCTGTCCTAGGCCCAATGAGGGCATAGAAGGGAATTCGGGTAGAGTGGGTAGCAAGGAGTCAACCTGGCGGAACGAACTCATAACAAAAAGGGCAAAGACTACAATCAGCAGAACCAGAACAAAGAGAATCCAGCCATAGTAAGTGGTCTGGGGAATAGTTGTTTGTGCCTGTTTATCACTGTAAAGACGATTTAGCTTTACTAGCTCGTCTTCATCTGTGCGCAACTCTTCCAGCTGCTCCTTATATTTATCCAGAGCATCTTGGAGATCAGTTGTAGGTTGGGCCGATAAGAGGGATTTACCATTATTATAGATTTCCTGAATCCTGTTCACGAGCGCAACTAGCTGCTGATTAGCAGCGGTGATCTGAGGCATCATAGCTGTACGTTTAGCAGAATTCTGCTCGCGAAGAGCTGTATTGATCATCTGGACATACTGGTCCCGAAGAGCTCCGTATTCTAATAGAGCATTCTGGACGTTATTATACGAGGTTGGGTCGTATTGACTTCTCAGATTTCCTCCCTGATACAGACGGGTACTTGCAGGAGTCATTGTTGTTGTTGTCATCAAGGCAGCCGATCCTGCTGCGGGCTGTGGAGGAGTGCTCATGCTCATTACTCTTTGTAGACATCAAATTATCTAGAACGTATATAAGAGGAGATAGATGGCGGCTTATGCCCAAGACTTTCAATCTAAATCTCAAGGTCTTCTAGGATACGTCCAGAGCCAGCTGTCTCAGGCAGTGGGTTGGAGTGCGCTTCCTGGACAGTTGAACAAAATTGTGGCCTCGTCGGGCGGGTATGTCTGGGGATTTAATTCAGTCGGGGATTTCTATACGTGCAAGGAACCCTGTGATGGAACTAACTGGAAACAGATATCCCGACCGTCAGGAATTACGGGAATGCCGCTAGATATCGCAGTGGATGCGCAGAATGTGTATGTTCTTTTCAATGCTAAAGCAGCAGAGCCAGAAGCAGTAAGTGTATCTCCAGGAATTCAGACAGGGCAGATTAATATTGGTGATGTTGGAATGCCTCCAGGACACATATCTGCTGCAAATGGATCAGTGCTTGTATCTGCAACGTTCTTAGGTCCAAATGCGGGTGCAGTTGCTACCTCTATAACGAAGGGAACTGTCTATAGCGCAACGATTAAAGATGAGAAGGGTGTGACAGCAACGTTTCCTATCACATCTGTAGGAACAAATCCATCGTGGCAGGGTCCTCCGTGGATGTATAGATATTCTGGATCAGGGGGGGATTCTGCTTCAGTCGCAACAAGATTCGCTAAGTCAAAAACGTTATCTCTGACTCTTACAGCTACACCACCTGCTAGTTCCGCCCCAACTGCACGGGCTTCTGGGTTATCATTCGCAATGCAGCCTGTTGACGGAACTGGAAGCTGGTCATCTCCTAAGGCGATCCCTGGCGATGTCCCTGTGAACCCTCAAATCAATATTACTGATCAGTTCATCTTCGTAGGGAATCAGGGATGCTCGAAGCCATGTACCACGTCGTCATGGGTGCCTATCTCAGCCCCGCAGGGTGGAGGTCAGTCTATGGGCGTGTCTGCTGCATCAAGTGGTTCGACGTATATCCCCGTCAACAATTCA